TTGCACTTGCCCCCTGAAAAAGGCAATTCTGATACCAAAGATGCAAATAATTCTAAATTGAGGAGTATTCCCTTCTGCTGTTGAATATCCAGAGTTTAATATTAAATCTTGCCACGGCATTGAGTAAAATAAATCAGCATTTACAGATAAAGTTGTTTGCCCATCTTTAGTGAAATCTAGTGAATCCCCTCTTAACATTGTTTCCTTGAGTTCACCAGAAATATTATGATCCATCAATTGCTGTGCTACTTTCACACCACCAAGTGTTGTAACATCACTTTTTAAAATAGTAGAGCCGGCACCAGTTGGCAGTACTGTAGCAGCATTAAAACCATTGTCATTCATCGTGACCGTCCCAGTGAACAAATTGCCTTCATCATCACGATAATTAATATTGTGAATAAATTCAGCGCCTGTGATACTTCCGCTCTCTACATCACCTAATTTCGCAGTAATCGCTGATAACTCCCCGACTTTTAAAGCGTTATAATCCAGAGGTATTTCTTTCCAAATTACCCCATCCCACTTAAAAACACCTGTTATAGTATTTTCCACTTCATCTATCTTGAACCACGTATCGTTTATCTTTGGAATAGCTGGCGGTAGCTCACCATAAAAAGGCTTATTGTTATCACCAGCTTTCATTAACGCGTCATTAGCTGTATCTATTGCTGTGACAGCGGAATCTTTAGCATCATTTGCTACTTGTTTTGCATCTGTTGCATTTGTATTTGCATCATTTGCTACACTTTCGGCACTACTAGCGATTTGTTGTGCTGTTTCAGCCTTATTACTTGCGATTGACGCAACTTTATTAGCATTTGTTGATACTTTCGCGTTTTCCCTCAATTGATTTATAATCGCAGGTGTAGCCGAATTAATATCAATATAATCACCAACTACACAAGTGCTTTTTGACATATCGCTATAACAAATATTTAACTCAATAACCCTTGCTTGTACTGTAATTGGAGGACTCATTTCTAAATCTACAATTCTTACAAAACTGCCTTTTCTTATTCGATGTGCTTCAAAACCATAGACTTGTTCTAACATTAAAATATTTGCTTCATATTGATATGATGGCGATGATAACTTTCTAAGTTCTAAAGTACCCCATTGTTTCAACGCTGCCGCATTTGTTATATTTTCATTTACAATCTTAGTCATTAAGTAACCTGTGCCGCTTGGGTTGTATTGCTCATTTGCTTCATCATTATAGATGTAATTCAATCCTCCATTAACAGAAGAAATGTTTAATTGTGTCCCATCAGCTTGCGTTGCGCCAAGAGGTATAAGAGCAGTCTTAATGTTCGTAAATAATACTTTCCTCGTTATTCCTTTAATGCCTGTGCCGCTCTCAATTCGAACACCTTCATTATCCCCAAACTGTTTCGCGACTTTACAATAATAGCCAACTATCCTTCCCTGAAATGTTTTTACATAAAACTTAACTTCGCAATCAAAAGCAGTACAAATTTGATGTAGGGCTTCTTGAGCTGTTATATATCCTGAGAACTCCAAATTTGCAACTGCCCCTACATTTTCTGTATCTTGAGGAATCCATCCACTCCCGCCAAGCACATATGTTAAAGCGGGACCAATATTACTATTGGAAAAAGCGCGATCTGTCACAATTACATTATTCAAATCAAAGATAAAAACATTTTCGCAAAAGATTCTTTTTTGAGGTTTCGAACTATTGTCATCTCGGATGTCTTGCACTTCAATAATTTTGAATAACAATGAATCATCGTCTAAGTCTTGAAGCATCACATAATTTCCACCTGTTAAATATTTTGAACTTTCGTCATCTGTCGAAACAGAAAACTCATAAGTTGAATCAAAATCTATAACTTTCTCGGTGTGTGAATCATTAAAATAATGAGTTCCATTTGTGGAGTCAGCAGATATAGATTTTACAATTTCTTTATTTTCATCTAATATCAATAACATTTAAACACTCCTTTAAAAAGTTCTTGGCCTAACATATACGGTCCAATCTGCCGCTTCAAACGGAGATACATTTAATACTTCTGTTGTACCGCCAAATAACTTAAAAAAATGACTTCCTATTGCTAGATTCTGCATAAAAGGAATGCCATTTTTATAAATTGTTTCTGTTTCAAAATCAAACATTAATTCATCAGATGCATGCGCTATAACTTGCGGAGCGGTGTTTGCAACAATATTTAATTTTTCAACAAGTGTATCTGTGAAAAACAAATCGCGGTTAGGGTCATGTATGCCTGATGCCGCAGCGTATATATTTAATTGAGCTAATTTTTTTGTGTATTTATTAGCGGTATCTACAAATACCTTTTTCTTCGTCCAGACAGGCTTTATATTACTATCTAGTTTGATAATTTCAGCAGTGAATTGATTACCTATTTTAGTTAAAATAAAGTAACCATAAAAATCTCTGTATTCGTTGTATGCTCCTGTTTGTACCTTTTCTGTCACTGTTTTATATTTTCCGTTAACTTTTTTTCTGGTTGATACTGTTTTGTATGTTTTAGTAACTTTCCCAGCCTCATTAAACAAATCTTTTTCAGGATAATTAGCAACATTTTGATCGCCAATAGATATTTTAACAATATTAACTTCGGTATTTGCGGCATTATCTTTTATTTGAAACGTTGCAATTTTTGCTCCTTTTTCATCAACAAGATACACTTCTAATTTACCTTGTTGCTTTTGTGCCGACGCTATGTTTTGAAGGCGCATTCTTACACGCCAGTTATCCTGCGCTTGGGGAAGAACTACTTTACTCATTGGACCATGCCACTGTGCTTCAACACCATAATCAGATGCTCGAAATACATTTGCGGTTGAAGTAAAACTCCCATCAATAATCCCGTTATTTGCGTCTAATTGAAATGTCAAATCTGACTGTTGCATGGGGGTCCATGTAGCTAATACATTCATTGGATCGTTTAAAATTATTTCCGATGGTTTAACTGGAGTTTCTCCAGAATCTGGATCAACGCCCTCGCCAATGTATAAGTAATCTTCTTTATTCGATATAGCGATATAAGTGACATCCTGTTTTATAACTGCTCCAATCACAGGGCTGGTAGGTTGTGAACCACGAACTGGTAATTTGTTACTTTCACTAGTTAGCTCAAATTCTTCTTGTTCATAATAAATATACGGGTCTGAACAAACAAAATTCAGCGTTGCCCGTCCGTTATATAAAAGCCTATCTAAGTCTGTAGATCCTTCAAATCGACCATAATACGTCTTTTCAGGCGCATCATCAATTACCAAAGAGCGTTCTTCTGCATCTACCTGCATCAACCAATCAGCGACAGATGTAGCCCGCTCGCTTAATTCTTTAAGGCTATCTCCAATAATTTGTATTTCTAATTGTATCCCTCGTTGACCAACATTTGGGCCAAAATAAAAAGCGCCAATACGACCACTGACGCTTTCCGTATTACCTTCGTTTTGTGGGAACAATGGTGGTTTAATGTCAATTATTTCCACATGCTTATCAAATGAATGAATACCTTTGTATGTGAATCCTAAGCTCATAAAATCACCCCTTGTGCTCGATTAGTTCTGATAATACGGTTGTTTTGAATTTCTGTTATAAAGTCGACCGTTTCCTCCGCCACTATACGACCCTCTAACATTGTTTTATTAACAATTTGAATTGGTTGTACCGTAACTGGTGTTTCACTTCCTTGCGTTGCTATAGAAGCCCCTGAGTAAGCCGTAATTTCTTTTGTGTTCGGAGTAACTGGGACTGAAATAGCAGGTGATAGACTTGTTAAATGTTTTTGCATTTTATAAGCTGCCAAATCAATTGTATTTAAATTTTTAAGCATTCCCACACCAATTCCCGCTGGCACTTGTTCACCAACTTCATCGCTCATTAGCCGGGAAGGAGAGTGGATTTTTAGCCTTTTCTTGATTGTCGATTCAATTGTTTTAGCTAGTCCATCAGCTTGTTTTGCTAATGGCCCATCCATTTGCTTGAACCCTTGAATAATCCCCGCTACGGTCTGTACACCAAGTTTAGATCCAGCAGTGCGATATTCTTTTGCTTTATCAAGTTCTTTCAACCAAGAAGCGTTCGCATTTGCCAAATCTTTTTTAGCTTTATCGTTCGCCGCCTTGACAGCTTTATCCATCGCCACTTTATCATTTACAGAAGCGTCTAATCCCAGCTTGTTTGCATTAGCATGTTTTTTACTCCACTCAGCTTGATATTGTTTCAGTTGTGTATCAGACATTCCCGCAATTGCTTTAGCTTGTCCTGTTGCGCTTACACCCATATTGCGTATCTCGTCTATAAGACCTTTACTAACACCGCGTTTTTTCATTTTATCAAGTTGAGCCATAAAATCTTTTTGTTGGGCTGTTTGTGATTTAAGATTTTTTGTTAATTCGCTACCACTTGATTTCTCTGTAACAGCAGCATCAAATAGTCCAGTCTGATTATATGCGGCTTCTTGATTTGATTTAAGAGCATCCTTATATGTCTTTTTCGCTTCATTAATAGAATCCTTAGCCGTTTTATTTATTTTAGCAACATTATCATAATATTTTTGTGTGCTACTTTTTATTGATTTATTAAGTTTAGTTTTTTGTGTATTAATTTCTTTGTTTGCTCCAGCAATATTTAATTTGATTTGTCTTGTTTGCGCCGCATTTAAGCGATATTGCTTATTAATTTGTTTTAATTTATTAATGTACGATTGTGCGCTAATTGCGCCTGTTTTGTAATCTACTTGCACATTTGATATTTTATTACTTACATTTTTCGCATAGCTTGTTTTAGTACCTTTGGCATAATGAGGCACATTACTCAAAGCTTTAGCTGTTTTATCCCCTCGTAGCACTTCGGTACCTCGTGGTAGATTAAGAAGAACGTTACGACCTTTAGGAACAAAACTATTCCCATCCGGGGTGGTAATCATTTCTTCATAGTTGCTTCCATTGGCATCGTTAACTAATGCAGGTCCGCCTTTGTGGTTATTTGTCCCAGTTGCATAACCTACCTCTTGAATTCCGCTTGGACTTTTACCACTCGTTTTGTATGCAATAGAAATTACTTTTTGATTTTTCATGTTGAGCATATCACGCCACGAGTTTATAGCATTGTCAATAGCGTTTTTAGTAGCCTCTGCGTTGGAATTAATAACTAAATCTTTTCTATGGACAGCTATGTTGTTATAGTCGTCGACTGTTCTACTACCTCTATCTATTTTTGATAATAGGTCTCTGTTGTTTGCAAAAAGGTTTTTAAGATTCACCTTTTGTCCGTTATATTGAACAATAACATCTTTACCACTCTGAATTTTATTCCTAACATCATAGTTATTTGCTAAAAGCGTCTTTAAATCTACGTTCGTTCCGTTATAGCTAACTAACATCCCTTTAGAAGAATTCATTTTCTTTATTACATCAGAATTATCAACTACTAGAGTTTTCATGGATGGCGGCAACTTATCCCAAACACCCATATCTTGCAGAGCTTTTTGTAACGCCAGACTAGTATCTGCATTCGCAATCATACTTTTTTGTTCAGGCTTCAATTTATCCCAAATACCTAAATCTGACAACGCGTTAGCTACATGTATAGAGTCCTCATAACTGACAATTAATTTCTTTTCGTTGAAAGTCATCTTATCCCAGCGACCACTTTCAATAGTTGCTGTTGCAATTGTTTTCTTAGCATCTGTGGTTAATTTTGCTTCTTTCATGATGAATTTAAGATTATTCCAACCATCATCACTTTTAGCTAAATTGGATACGAATTCACCAACATTGTCTCTTATTTCAGAACTTTTAGGGTCTAATACTAAGTTGTTCCATGCGGTATCTGCCATTTTCGCTCCATCGCCAATTAGCTTGCTGGCTTCGTCAGCTTTGCCCGCTTTTTCTTGTACATCACGTGTAAATTCGTCATAATCTAGTCCCATATCTTTTAATCCACGTCGGATGTTTTTTCGCGCGACTTCATTACTTACACCTAACTTGTCGTATAACTGTTCTTGCGTTCGTATCCAAGCCGTTACACTAGATCGCACTGTTCTATTCTGATCTCTATCCAGTTGGTTCATTGCATTATTGTATGACGTTTTATCTATTAATTCTTTATCATAAGATTCTTTGAATGCTTTCTTTTGTTTCTTCGTTTCATCTGTTGTTGCTTTTGTGACTTTACCAAGATAGTCAGCTTGTTCAGTGAGTGCTTTTGTGCTTAAATTCTGCACCTCACCATTCATCGCTTTTATCAGCTGTGTTTTCTTTTTGTTGCTTAAGCCTAAACTTTCAATTTGTTCAATCTGCATATCTTTGTAAATATTGTTAACAATTTTCGATTGTTCAGATGTCATCTTGCCAGTTTTAACCGCATGAGATTGATAAATCTTTTCTATTTCTTTATATTGCGAATCTACGTTTGCCTTTCTTTCTTCTGCCCTCTTTTCAGAATCTTTCATGGCGTTGTCTAGTAACGCTTGTACAGCAGGTGAAGCTTCATCATATGCTTTCTTGAAGTCACCCAATGCATCGTCTGTATTCTTCTTAATTTCGTCCGCCATGTTTTTGAAAGCACTGACAATTTTCTCGCTGTCTTCTGTAGCGCCAGTTGCAAAAGTGTCTAAAGCTAGCTTGCCTTCTGATGCAAATTCATTAAATTTACCCATGGATTTATCAGCTTCTGCGCCAATATCATAACCCCATGTTTTTATACGTTCTTTGCTCTCTTCGATTTTGCTTATATGTTTATCTAGTGCATAAATACCCACACCAAGCAAAGCCGCACCAGCCACCGTAATAACTGCTGGTAAAGCTCCGAAAGAACCAGCTAATCCAGCCGCAGCTAAACTAGTACCTTCCACAGCAGTTGTTGTAGCGCCAAATCCAGCCGCTAAAGGAGCTAATTTACTCCCTAAACCTAAAATCTTACCTAAGCCCGCGAATCCTTTTATTAATCCGCCAGTCATTGATACTAGTTTTTCGCCAATCATTAGCACAGGACCAGTTGCTGCTAAAATTCCAGCCCATTTTATGATACTTTGTTGTTGTGCGCCGGAAAGGTCATTAAATTTATCAATCATTTTGTTAGCCCACTCGATGATTGGAGTGAGGGCAGGCATTAATTTTTGTCCTACGTTCTGTTCTAATACTTCGAGCGAAGCTTTGAATTGATCCACACCAAATTTACCAGCTTTTCGCATATTATCAGCAACTTGTTTAGTATACCCATTTGCTTCATCAGCGCCCTTAGAATATTTACGTAGAGAATCGCCTCCCGCTTCTAAAAGCGTATTAACAGCTGATAAAGGTTCACGTCCGAAAATCATCGTCAAGAAAGAGTTTTTCTGTGTTTTTGTCATTTTCTTTGTTTTATCATTAATATCATCCAAGAGAGTTGGTAAAGTTTTCATATTGCCGTTGCTATCTTCAATTGTTAATCCAACTGCCGACATTGCTTCTGCAGCTGATTTTGAAGGTTTAAGCAAACTTGTAAGCATTCCCCGTAAGCCGGTACCCGCCTTTTGCCCTTCAATACCACGATTCGAAAGCAAACCAACCGCAGCAGCTGTGTCTGTAAGCGAGTATCCTAGTGAATGCGAAATAGGACCAACGTAATTCATTGCTGTTCCCATATCTGAGAATCCAGCTGCTGTTTTATCCGCCACATAGGTTAGCACATCGGCAACTTTGTTTGTATATTCCATCTGTTTGTTGGTGTCCTTAGAAATCATTCCAAACTGTTCTAGTGTTGACGTAGTAACGGACATTACTGTTTCGAAATCATCACCAGACGCACGAGCGGCATTAAAAATCGCAGGCATGGACGCCATTGTTTGGTTGATATCATAGCCTTTTTTAACCATTTCTTTCATACCGAGCATAGTTTGCTCAGAAGCTACGCCGTATTTAACGCTAGCTTTTTGCGCATAATCAAATACCTGCGTGTAACGATCGCCAAACTCTTTCGCCGATTCTCCGGATTCACGTAATAAAGAGTTAACTTCTGTTACTTCATTATCGAAATCGAGATATGCCTTGGTCGATTTAACCATTCCAGCTACAATTGGCGCCGTAAATCCAACGGTCATCGCAGTTCCAGCTTTTTTTAACTTTTGTCCAGACTTTTCTAGCATATTACCGAACTTTTCAACCTTAACAATAGATGAATCTAAACCTTTAACATTAACATTTTTCTTGTTAATTTTGTCGATATTGTCCGCGGCTTTCTGACCCTTTTTCGCAAAATTGTCCATGTCTTTATCAATCTTGTTCATCTGACTTTTATAGCCATTCTCGCGTATTTTTATATCGTAATAAATTTCTCCCGCTTTACTCATGTTTTCACCCCTCTTTCGGCTTGCTATTAGCTTTCAACGCCTTTTCTAGTCCTTCTTCATTAGAAGCAGCATCCTCAAAATACCCTCGCTTTAACATGATTCGATTTTGTTTTATTTTTTCTTTCAGCAAATGTTTTGGGACTTTACTCCGTTCAGTCATACGGATTTCTAGAGTAGTCATAAACGGTGTATCGCCACCCAAGTTCATTAGGTATGTTCGGAACTCTGAAAAACTCATATTCGCTAATTCTTTGCGTAATCTAATACCGTAATACGATAAAAAAGAAGACTCGATTAAATCAAAGTCTTCAATTATTCCGTAATACTGTTTTCCTGTGGCTTCCCCTCATCGCTTCCCTCGTTCATATCACTTTCAAATAATTTAGCTATAATGTATTCAATAAGTCCCTCGTAAACTTTCGTTGGCAATGTTTTAGAATTAATTTCTTCTCTGTCTTCTTTGCTAAAAAAAATAGCAAAAATATCATCATTCGTTGCTACAATACCATCTGTGATAGTCATTAACAGTTCATGCATGTTTTCACTATCTGGCGTTGTATGCTCTCCGTCGCTTTCGTCGCCTTTCAGTTTAGGCGCAAGCACTTGACCTAAAATTTTAGGCGCTTCATCTAAAAGCGCACTGTACTTAATGTGTGCTTGTGCTGAAATGTCCGCATAATATACTTTTTCGTTAATTTCCAATGGAAGTTTTACTTCGTTCTCGTTAAAATTAAATGATTTCATTTTTGTCCTCCAAATTAGTAAAAGCCCTCACTCAGAGGGCTTCGTATTTTGTTTATTAGGCAGATGTTACAGAAACAGAAACGTCATTTTTAACCGATGGTTTCACTTTGGACGCAACTGTGATTTTAATTGCAGTTACTGTTGTAGCAACTCCTGTTAAAGTTCCATCGCTAGCTACTGTTGCTTTTGTTTCATCAGATGAAGTGAATGTTACATCTTGTGGAGCTCCTGATGGCAGTACTCCTGCTGTAATTTTAACAGTTTCTCCAACTTTTACAGTTTTAGAGGCGCTATCTGCCGTTACGTTTGTTGGCTCAATGGTAGGCGCTGGCGTAAAAACCGGCGTACCATTTGAATTCTGTGTGGCAGAAAATGAACCAATATCGTTCGCACCACCACCACCGAAATCATTAATCCCGATTGGTCCAGTGATTTCATACTTAGAGCCTGCTGGGAATTTAACCGCAATTGTTTTTTCAGCTTCAGACCCAACTTTATCCCAAGTTTCACGTAATTCATTTTGTCCTGGATCTGATTCATTGTATTTCCCATCCAAACCTAACTCCATAGCAGCACCTGTTTTTACCGCACGTTCAAATACCTCGCCAATTGTTGTATATTGTTCCACATTTGAGTTCAGTGAAATGTCTAAAGTTTCTAAGTCTTTAATCGAAACACCATCTCCGCTTTCCCCTGAATCTTTAACCGAAATTTCTAATTGTTTAACTGCATAAGTTGCCATTAACTTACATCTCCTTTTCAAATAATATTGTTAGTTGATAAATCAAACGACCATCATCGTCATAATCGACTTGTCCGCCGCTTGCTACATCTGTTGCTACTACCTTCTGATTTTGGATATTCAGCTCAGAAGGGTTTGTTAAAAGAAAGTAGTTACGTAATAAATCGTATGTTCGTTTGCATTGAATTGTGTTTTTATCATAAATTAAAAAGCCGATGCTCTCACGAACACGACTTTGCGTTTGTACTTGCTTGTTTTGAAATGTCGGTGCTTCATTAATTACTACCATTGAATCAAGCCCCGTTTGTTTAATGAATCCAAGTGTTTTTATAGCTGGGAATGTTTTTTTGAAATGCACTACTAAATCCTCAATCATAAGCGCATCCCACCTTCTACAATTTGGTTAATACTCTGAATTCCATAACTTATTGCCATTTCGTACCAACGCGGATTCCGACGATTTTCATAATATTGCCTGCGTGCATAAGGAGTTAAACTAAATACTCTGGCCACAGTTGAATTTTTTTGGATGATTACTTTAGCATGTGAACTTCGACGCAAATCGCCATACAAAATTGGCGTAACAGGCTCTGCTAATTCAACCAATTCTTGTCCAGCCTTTGCAGCCGTTGACAAAGCCTTATTGTGAATATCATTTATGACTCTATCTTTAAAGCTGTTATAGCCCATGCTCTGTCACCTCTCCTACTACTATTTCAAAATGGTGTATACTGCCATCTGGATTTGGCGGAAAAGATACGCTCTGGACTTCACCTTTAATTAAGCAATAGTCAGGAATAGCAAAAGATATATTGTCTCCTTCGTTCACAACAAAATTTAATTTGTTACAAAATAAGTTAACAACATATCTTATGTTTAGTCCTTCTTCTGTTTTATTTACGAGCTTTTCAAACTCATACCGAAACATTGATTTATTAGTCGCATCTGGTAAAAGGTTTCCAAAGTCATCACGCCCACTATTACTAGTTATAGTCACTTCTGTATTTAGGATAGCTTCTGGGATGGGTGGTAATTGAAAGCTCATTAACAACCACCTACTCCCGCATAAAGCCAGCCACTAGATAAAAGCAAATCCATCACTTTGTCTGGAACGTCAGGTATAAAGTTGTTCGAATTTTGTGATTGACCACCCATAGTTAATTTGCCTAGTGTAAAGTTACCAATGCCAATAAACTCACCATATTTCTTGATGTGTTCACACTGCCACGCAACAGCTTGTTTAATATCATCATCCACATCGTCCTTGTCTATGATATTCGGCATAATTTGCTTGTCAATTGCTACAGAAGCGGCTTTTATTAAATTATCCGCTTCTGTTGGTTCGATACTTAAGTTTGTTAGACTAGCTAACTCACTTGGTGTAATATACGTTTTCATTTACTCACCCTCTTTATTTTTGGGCTCCTTTTTACTCTTGGGTGGCGATTTTTCTGATTCTTTTTCTGGTTCTTTTTCTGGTTCTTTATACTCGAACTCTTCAAAACCATCAATTTTCAATTGATTGATTAATACAACATTGTCTGTATTGTAAACGACATTTTCTTTTTTAAATTGCATTTCCCCAACCTCCTTAGACTTCTGTAGAAGCGATTACGCCATCTTTTTGTTGGTCCAACACAAAAATGTCGTGGTATACACGATATTGATACAACCAGCCATCACCTTGCCCTACAGAGCCAGGTGCGTGCAAATAGATAGAAGCATGTTTTGCGCCGCCGACAATAGAACCTTTATTTACAAGCAAGAAATTCAGTTTTTTAGCACCTGCAGCTGGTTTGTAACCATCTGTAAAATCAAAAGTATCATAGAAACGATCTTCCGCTTCTACCTCAACAATACGTGTACCATCAATAGCCGTAATACGCGTTTCGATGGATGAAGGACCAATGTTTTGCACATTAATAGCTCGAACAAAATCATCACTAAGTTCTAATGCTGCCATAACATCTGGCGAAACATACATAACAAGATTCTGAGTTCCGTATTTCTTCACTTTTCGAATTGCCGCTTTTAATTTTGTGAACACATTATCTTTAGTGATTTCTTCCGCAACCGAATTACTATTTGATTTCGCTGCTGTTGCTAACTTAGAAAATCTATAAGCGTCCATTTCTGGTCCAGCATGCCGAGAATTAAACTCTTTAGTAACATTCGCAGCAGAAAGCGCTTGACCTGTTTCGTCCACATCCATAACATCTACAAAGAATTCTACATCACGATCAAAATCAATCGTATAAGATTTATTTGTGTTTGAAGCAGAACCTTCGTTATATCCTTTATTTCTTGTATGTGCTTTAAGTCCTGTTGTTGTGATAGTTTGAATCTTAAACGTTTTTGCATCTAACCATAAAAGGTTAGGTGTTTCTAATTCATTTGTGTAAGTGCCAAAGACTAACTTCTGGTCGAGCTCCTTACCGTACTTGTCTACATAGTTAATAGCCATTTTGCTATCTCTCCTTTTCTAATTATGAATTTAATGCTTGAATGAATGGGTCTGTAGCACTTGGCTCACTTGCATTGCCTAGTCCTGCTCCGATTGGTGGAGGCGTGTCACCATCATCAGATTTTGCAATCCATTCCGGATATTGCTCTGCGAATTTCGCTAAGTTGTCGTCATTTCGCTCTTCATCCCCAAAAAGCTTCGTAAACGCTTCGTAACGTTCTTCTTTTACGCCGCTTTCTTTTAACTTACTGTGCCACTCTGCCGTTTGTTCTTTCTGAACATATTCATCCAGCTTTGATAGTGCCTCGTCTTTCTCTTTTTGAAGTTTTTTCAATGCCTTTTCAGATGAATCATGTTCGCCCACTTGATCGTTAAGCTGATTAATTTGGTCGTTTAACTTCGTGATTTCTTCCTCATGCGCGCTTTTGATGGTTTCAATCTCTCCATTAAATTTCTTTTTTTCAGCCGCTAAGCGATTCTTTACAATTTCATCCAGTTCTGCTTGGTTAAAATTCTTATCGTCCCCACCTTCAGCAAAATGTTGAATGTCAAACTTACGCTGTAAATAATTCTTCATATTTCCTCCTTTTTAAGCTCTGAGTGAGCCATCCCTGTCTATTAGTTGCCGGCAGGTAGGCAAGATTTTTATATCAAGCCAAACAAAAAAAGCGTTCATTTAGACGCTTTTATAATTTCTCTATCCAATTCTCTTTCTAGGAACGGATTAGTATTTAAATGTTCTTGCAAAGCTTCCTCCCATTGTTTTACTTTTCCAGCTGTATATTGTTTAGAGGGACCTTCTGCAAGTATATCTTTTGTTTTCCAATCACGAATGCCGCGCTCGTAGTACCGTTGCTTACTTTGAGCCTCGTATTCTTCTTCATCATACGGGATAGGCTCGTCTGTTTCGTCACCTTCGAAATACGAATATAAAAAATGGTGGCAATTTGGATGAAACAATCCATCATTTTCCGCTTCTTGTAATGTTTTATATTCATTGCTTTCGTAGTTTACTGATAGCACTTCTCCTTGCCAAGGAGCACAACGCGGACAACTTCTTACGTGAGCTGACACTTGAACTAATTCGTGCTCATATCTTCCAAGAACACGTTTCATGGCATTTAAGCCAACATTAAAAAAAGCACCTCTTGAAGCCATTTCCATGTAAGCTCCTGGTCGGTACTTTCTTCCAGACTGATCTATAACATTTCTTATCCCATCGCCTAAAACATTAATAAGTGATGTTGCGATAGCATATTTTAAAATTCCATTGCTATCTTTTGTTTCCTTAACCACTTGTTTGTATTTGGAGGGCGCGATTTTTTGCCAATAATCAGCCATATCTTCCGAAATTTGGATAAGTGCATCACTTTCAGATAAATAGTCGTCATTTTGTATATCAACCTCTTTCTTAGTTTGATATCTGGCTTCCATTTCGTCCTCGTATTCATTCACACAATCAAGATAAACACGATACGTTAGTTTATCTATTTTATCTCTCGTTTCGTCTTTGAAAAGACTTATATGTGCTTTCAATTCTCTTTTAAAATTTATCAAACGCGACTGCTGAATGAATTTCCATTTTGTTGGATTCTTAGCGCCATGCATAACGTGCTTCTTTATCAGCAAAAGTAATTCTATTTCGGCATTATTAAAGTGGTTTCGTAAGATAGATGCTTCTTTTTCGAAATCCACTGGTGCATGGTGATGACTCATCTAATCACCCACCTTTCGTTTCCATTCCTCCAATCGCTTCCGGGTCCGGAACCTCTCCAATGGCGTTTTCTAAATAGATGCGTTTTACTTCCGCTTGAATTTCTTCTTCTTCCCATTTAGGGTGAATTAATTTCACCTTTTCTTCTACACTCATCGCTAATGCGCTGTTCATATTATTTAATGTGCTAGATAATTCATTCAGATTAACAGACATTGGATCTGGAAACTCAATTATTACCCTGATTTCATCACGCATTATTGCTTTTTCTTTATTGTTTGTTCCACCAGTTAACAAATATAGGAAGTCCCAAAGCATCTGTTCGTAAACATTTTGAATAAGGCGTTTTTTCTTCTCAATTTTACGCACTGTCGCGTCTTGTAAACTCCAAATTTCGGTCGCCTTAACTTCCCTATTACCTAGATTAAAAGTAGCGGGATTATAACCAGATTTCGAAACAGCTTTCTGAGCAAAATATTCCATCGTTTCGCGATAACTACCGTCTCGGAAGTCTCCTTGCATGAATTGAATCATGTCATTTAACTTCGCGCCAGCATCTAACGTTCCTTTGAACTGCATAAAGTAGTCTTCATCTACATTCATGGACCATTCTTCTTTATCTGTGCTCTTATTAACTTTTTTCCTAAACATTCGTTCGCTAGCCGCTATTTTTGTTTTTGTTTTCTCTCCTTCGCGCATATAAACAGTGAAAAAGTAATCTACGGCAAATAAATAATTGGTACATTGCGATAAGTCAGATTCCCCAAGATTAAGATGTGGGTATCTAGTATTGCTTGGGCTATTATTTATTAAATACGCGCCCATACTCTTTAAACCAATTGATACAGAATGATTCAATTGAATATTATTTGTGTACAGATAGCTTGTAATCTGTTCTGGTAGTCTCTCCGCACCCATAGGAGTAGTTTTATCGCCATCAATTTTAATAACAGAATATGTTACAAAACCTCCAGATAATTTTTTCCCTTCCTTGTCCCATTGTTTTATTTCTCTGCTTTCAACTAAATAATAAATATCTGCTTTATTACTTGTGGGTATTTCCTCAAAGAAATTAAAACGAAATGGCTCATTGTTTTTAAAATCTATCCAAAATTGGCTAGAGCTATGAACGCTAATAGATGGTCGCCCATTTAAAATGTTAATCTTTACAGCGGATACTCCGCTCCCCCCTGCTAATTCAACAATTTTCACGCTCTTACTATCAAAATTATCAATCCGTAATGCTTCTTTCAGTTGCTTTGTTAAGTTTTCATCCTTACTGCCATTAACTCCTGTTACATCAATACTTAAAGGCTTTCCAGATATATACTCAGCCGCAACAACAACTATCTCATTGCCTGTTCCGGAATTCATTAACTTATCGTGTACTGTTGGCACATATCCTTGAGCCCACAACGAAGTTAAATAGGAGTCTTTGCTCCATTCTTTTTGATTATCTGGAATGAGCGGCAGATATTTTGGTATTAACTCCGGTTCGCTGCCGTTAGGTTTTCCATTTAGCCAACCTTTAATAAAGCGTGTCATTACACTCCAAACACCCATTTAATCACTCCTTTCTATATATCTTCATAATTCCTATAAAAGTAGTTTGTAGCGTATCTACTTGTATCCATCGCGTGGTTATTTTTGTCTACTGGCTTGCCGCTGTTTTCGTCCCGCACATACATGCCGATTTCTTGCAACCAGTTGTAATGATCATATTGATCGTTTGGCTGTTCCACGAGCAAATAGCGCCGTTCACTTAACAGTGTCTGCATACGCTCAATACCAACCTCGATCCCTTGTGCACGTCCTGTCACGTCATGTGCGTTGTTGTCAGCGCCTTTTGTGTCAATGCCTAGCTTTTCAAGTTCCTCACGCAGCCACCGACATGCTGGATCAATGATGACTGGCTCGCCAACTGGCACATCGTATTGATCCATGCAACGCTTAATGAAAGCTTGTATTTCTTTCGCATAAGTAGATCCGGCTTTAACTTGCCCTGTGTCACGTCCGCTGTGATAGTAGGTAGCAACTTGATTGAGTTTGTAAGTATATCCGCCTTCCGCTTCGTGTTCCGTGATCACATAGCACTCACAAACAGTCGCATCTTGTTGACCGCCATCACCAAAAAAGACCATCTCGACTGGATGGCCTTGCAGTTTATTGATCTGATTCTTTTGCATATCGAATGTTTCGTAAATAATACCGCTTGGAAGCACTCGCTTGCCATACCAGTCACGCTGTAGCAAGTAAGACGAGAACTTCAATTCGTCATATAGTTCTTGCCGCCGCCGATCATCAAGTATCGGATTGTCGTATGGTGTCCAGTGTCGCCATTTATAGCGCCCTGTCTTTTCGTATCGATCGAATACTTCTGATATAACTGGATGACTTGGCGCAGGCGGATTCAGTTCGGCCAGATGAAACCTGTTCTTTGCTGCATAAGTACGGCGAAAGGATTCACGCACGAAGTCCATGTGCAGTAGGTTGATTTCTAAGAAAGTTACTGACCCAAGCGACATACCAGTTATAGCACCAACGCTATTTACTTTACCGCCGCCTTTGTAGTAAATCTTTTTATTGCCATTAGGCGCATACAACAATAAGTGATCGCCATGCTCATCGTGCTTCATTTCTGCAAGATTGCCGTAAATATGCATTAAGCCTAAGCCGTCACCGTCCATAAATAGACGAAAAGCTTGCTCTTGGTTGTAAGCAGTGACTAAATGGTTTTGATCTTCTGAATTGATATAGAAGTTTGCCATTTTGAATATATCAGCGGTGGTTTTACCAGATCGCGGCGTTCCTTCGTTGACTTCTAAAGTAATATTATTCGTGATCTGTCTGATCGTCTCTTGTTGCTTCTGGCTGAACGCTAATTGAACCACTGCCATCACCACCATTCACTACATCAATAAGAGCCTCCATAATCGAAGTATCTTTCTTAGCACCTTTGATAAGTTCTGTACGAGCCTGAATATTCTCTGTAGAAGCAACGATCTGTTTAAGCTTAGCTGTACGCTCGTCCTGTTCGTCTGCATTCAGCTTATTAATCTGTGCATCAAGCAGTGCAATACGGCGATCTTGTAGCTCGCTGGTTTCTTTATATCCTGATCTATCAAATAAGTCTTGTAGTATTTGTGCCCTTAAAGAAAGTATTTCTTTCCAATCTTTATGCCACAATAAATCACGCTTTGAAGCGCTGACCTCTTCGTAAATCTCACTTACACTATCCTCTAGTTCTTCTAGTTGTATCTTTAGTTCGCCATGTTCATCTAATAGTTCTTTCTTTAAATTTCCTTCATCGCTTTTTCTGCCGTCCAATTTTTTAAGTTTATCTTCAATTCGCCTTATTTTCGCTTTTAAATTATTTATATCAGCTTTAGCAGTTATTTTTCGTGCATCTGTAACGCTTAGCTTGGCAGAAGCCTCTTCGTGTTTTGCTATTTTTTCATCAATCATTCTTACTTGTTTCCATAATTCAGCATAAATTTTCGAAGCATCGTCTCGCATGCGTTTTGATAGTAGTTTCATTTCTTCATCTATGAATTCTAGCACCTTAACATTTCTTAACAGCCTAGAAGCTTGCTGCTCTGCTGTCTTAGCGCTGTAGCCTGCTGATATTGCAGCATCTTTGCCATTAAATCCATTCATCACATAGGTTTTAGCAAAGATATTATATTTTTCTTCTGTTTTCACTACATATCACCACGCTCCCTTGATAATCAAATAATTATTTACTCTCTGTATCATGAATGTTGCTAATAACCACGCTAATAGCATCTAAGTAGTCCTTTTTAGTCTGTTCGAATGAGTTCCCATTAAACTTAGCTATCTGACTGATAAACATTTCAAATGACTTAGCCAGGGCATATGACAGTTCGCTTTCACTTCCGCCCACTTGGATGTTGAACTCTGGTTTCTTGTCTTTTCTTTCTGATATGGTCGCTTTTATGACTTGCCGCATGTTTTAGTTCCTCCTTTGGATCGGTAATAATAATGCCTTTCTCGGTATCTCTACCGATCATATGTTCAAAGTTCATTGCTCTCATTCCATTTCTTTTTTCTATTCCCTTTAGTAATTCACTAGTTCCTCTTGTTAACCTATTCGCCAATTCACTAGCGCTCATCCCAGTTCTACCTAGTTTAGCTAACCCTTGAGCATCCATGCTTATCACTCCTTAATTTTATGTACAAAAAAAGCCCAACAATGTGGGCTTTTATAAACGCCCTCGGCTGTGGCACATTATTAAGAGGTGTCCGAGGTTCTATTAAATTAATTTATCGGTCTACTTCCCTTCGCCGATACCAGCACGCCCATTTGACTTCGTGCTACCCACTGATTACGATCGTCTCGCATCAGGACGAACTTACACTCGAACAGGAAGGTGTCCCCTGTTGGGACTAGTAATCAGATACGATGCCTCTGTCGGGCTAAACACCGAGCGTCTAGTGTTCATGTCACTAATGGACAATACCATAATATCATGATTTTTCTCCCTAAAAGTATCTAAAAAGTATCATTTTCACTTTTCAGCACTTCAATATCTAATGTCGTAGCCAATTCAATCACTGCCGCTTTCTTCTCTCGTTTGTATTGTGCTACTTCATACGGAATATCGATCATGATGTCTACATCTTGCTGATTGTGTAAGAAGCTCTCTAAGATGATTTTGCGGTGGATTGCTTCTAATTGGTTGATGATCACATCATACTTTTTAACGGCTTCTTGTGCAGCGTGTACGTTGTCTACATTGTGTATAGCAGCTTCTTCCACTTTGCTATGGAACTCATTTCCAAAATTCGGCGGTGTGATCGTGTATGTGGTAGTTAGTGTAGGGAATTTACGTTCACCCGCCATTACTCTTAAAGCCTTGTATTTTCTGAAAAAGTCTTTTAATGCTCGAACCGTTTTGATATAGTCGATTTTATCAACTTGTGGTAGATCAAAAAGAGTATTCATATCCATTCCCCCATGTTATAATCAAATTGGGTAGTCGGAGGGAACTTCGGCTTTTTTTATTTGTCTAAAGCGCGTTCAGAAAATCTGGTATACCGCTTAACGTTGGCACTTTATCCGCTTTTTCCTCAATATCCTTTAAAGCAATGGATTTCCTTCCACTTTGCACAGCGCCCTCATACAGTTCTAAAAACGTTTTTATGTCGATCTTATATATTTGGTCTACTGTAACAAAATTAATTAAAACAAAGGCATGTCCGCCCATTTTACGCACGCTTTTGAGATACTCTATTTGATGTTCGTGGATATTTTTGAATGGAAAGCTTTTTGCTTTCGTTTCTTTTGCCTCAAAGGCTATTGCCATGCCAGGATTAAGCACGCCCATAAAATCTACTGTCGATTTTTTATTCGGGAAAGCGCCCGTTATTTGAGCGCCATTCCGAATAATTTTCCAATCAGTCGGCAACTTTTGAATAATAGCCAGTTTCTTAATCTGATAAATATCACATGCGTTTTCTATCAGTCTTTCAAATGTCATGCCTCGGTTAGCATGGCTATTTTGCATATTCGGTCGCTTCGTTGATGACGAACGCGGTATACTTTGCCTCAATTTCTTCGTCCCCCATTTGTTCGATTTCGCTAATTTGGTAGTTTGTAACTTCTGCAATCGCATTAGCCATTTGGCGGATGCTCATTGATCTATTTCTCAACTTTTTTATTGCAGTTTCTGCTGTCATTTTTATTCACCCTCTCGCTCAAAATGGCAAATCGTCATCTGAAATATCAATCGGCTTACCTTCGTTTGCAAATGAATCACTATTCTGGCTCGAACTAGCTCGATATGAGCCGTTTTTATTGTTATTTGAATAATTAGCTTCGTTTTGATTATTATTCGGTGTAGAGCCTTCTACAGCGTTCTGCTTAGGTTCCAAAAATTGAACACTCTCGGCCACTATTTCCGTCACATAAACGCGCTTACCGTCGTTCCCCTCATAGTTACGAGTTTGAACGCGACCATCAACGCCTGTTAAACTTCCTTTTTTTAAGAAATTAGCGACGTTTTCTGCTGGTTTACGCCAAACAACACATTGAATAAAATCAGCTTCTTGTTCTCCTTGCCCGTTTTTAAAAGGTCGATTGACAGCAAGTGTAAAAGTCGCAACTGCTACACCCGCTGGCGTATATCTTAGCTCTGGATCTTTAGTTAAACGTCCTACGAGCACGACACGATTCATCATTCACTTTTCCTCCTTCAAACTATTAAAGTCTGCCGTTCTGAGAATATCCCAGAGTATTTCCATCTCATTTACTCCATAACTAATTCAAACCGACTTTCTAACTCCCAGTTATACTTTTTAGAGCTATCAGGAATTTTTTCCCGTAAGTCAACACGCCGTAAATCGTAACTAATACCTTCCACAAGCGCTTCATAATCATAACTGTATAAATCAATACTCACTCCCATTTATTCCGCCACCTCTTTCTCGATAGACCAACCAGAGTCAATATTATTTACTAACCAGTCGTCATAAGCCTCTGTAATCTCTTTTTCTAATTGTTCAAGTGTTAATATATCGAACTCAATATTCAAGTCCGTTTTCAAAAGAAATGTTTCTGTTTCAAGTGATCCGTGCATACCAGTAGAAACGTAGAATCTTACTTTTTTATCGTTCATTCCGCCACCCAACGTTCTTTATAGACATCATCTACTTTTTCTAATTGACCCGAATACACTAAAATGACTTTTATCCAATCAAGACTATTCCAAATTTCCTCTGGTCTACTCATGTCGTCATGAGGATGTATTCTTTCACTCATTTCTTCTATTGCTTCATAATAATCAAAACTTTTAACATATGGTCTATCATCTCTAGGACCTGAAAGTAAATCACGTTGTTTAGGACTATAAATGTAATCAATACTTACTTCGCAGCAACAGCCTGCTGTCCAAACGCTAGTCCCCTTATCATCAAAGTTATCCGTCATCGTAACAACTGGTAAATCAGGGTTTTCGATAATTAAATCTGCCAATTTTTTCATTTCTTCTTTTTGTCGTTCATTTACTCGTTTCATTCCGCCACCTCCAACAAATCCGGATTTTCGTGTATGTTGCCGTAAATCTCAATCTCTCTCATGCTTCACCCTCCACTTCCTCAACAGGTTCCTTAAGTAACCAGTATGCTTCACCTTTATTCATTGCTTTAATCTCTGATTCTGTGAATTGTGTTTTATACTCACTTGCTTCATCATTACTACCTACAAGTTTCTGATTATCATAATGAACATTTAGATAACCAGTTGCGTGGTCAATAAGTTGTACATAATAAAGCGGTTCTTTCTCGACTTCGTAGCCGTCCATCCACGCGCGGGCGAGTAGTTCTTGATTATCAGCTGATGAAATTAACCATCCGTACATTTCATCAGGCATACCTGCATTGCCATAATCTAACAAACAAGCTAAATCGTATTCTCTTTGTTCACAGTGATTTATCCAGTCATCGGCAAATCGCGGAACTACTACCAGTTCTGGTTCCTTTTCTTTTGCAATAAAACAATCTTTAGTAGCTATTATCTTGTCCTTAGAAACTTTCACTAAAGAGTTGCCTGTTCCAAACTCTTTACCGTTGTACCAACCACTTAACAATTCATTGCCTACAATTACGTGTACGTTTTCGCCTTCCTTAAATCTCATGCTTGTTCCTCCTTCATAAAAACTAACCAGTGCGTTTTAGAACGCTTATTACCGAAAAGCGGTTCAAAATCAATTATCTTTAAAATCTCGCTTAGCTTTATTTGGTCTTCGTTCCATTTGAAAATTAATATGCCATTTGGTTTCAAAACTCGCATACATTCTTCAAAACCCTTACTTATATCATCTCTCCAAGTTAGCAAATCCAACTTCCCATACTTCTTGGCCAACCATGATTTATCGCCAACTTTCACTAAATGTGGCGGATCAAAAACGACTAAGTGAAATGTATTGGTATCGAATGGCATACTCCTAAAGTCTGCTACTACGTCTGGTTTTACAACCAGTTTTCTCCCGTCGCATAATTCTGTTTCTAATTCTCGATTATCCATAAAAGTGACGTTTTTATTTGTGCGATCGAACCAAAACATCCGACTACCGCAACATGCGTCTAATATTTTCACGTCTGCACCTCGTCCCTCTCTGCTAACTTCGCTTTAATTTCCGCTACTTTCTTTTCTAAATCTCCGCTTGATTCTGATTCTGTTTTTTTATTCTCTGGCTGCTTCTCTGTTTTATCAAGCCAGTCAGGCAATACTTCTTGTTTCTGATTCTTGTTGTATTTGCCGTAAGTGGGCTTATTATACTTCTGTTCATTTTGTTTTCGCCTTTCCTCTTCCGCTGCATTCACATCAGCAACCGTTTTAAATCCTCTTTCTTCCCAGTTTCTAAGAATTTTATTAACGTATGCATAATTACGTTTGTTAGCTCCTTGTTCGGAAGTAACTTCCAATGCCTTAAAAACTATTTCTTGATTACCAGAAAAATCATCTACCCATGCAAGTAGTTTTTCTTGCTCGATCGGTAGCATCATTCCGAATCCATTTTGTTCCCAAAAATCCTTAAAATTTAAATCGCTGTTGTTAATGTTGTTGTTATCTTTATTACATTCTTTAGTTCTTACATTCTTGTTAGTTGTTAGCTGTTTGTTAGCTGTTTGTGAGTCGTTTGTTAGCTGTTTGTTAGTAACTGTGTTAGTTTTGTTTTCTAACTCTTGATAAACTCCCCAATTAACTACGTTTATAAGGGTGCTAACCTTCGTTGATTCCTTTGTTAGAAATCCGTAATTTTCAAATCTTTTTAACGCTGTTCTGACATTTTGCGATGAGATACCTTTTCCACATTCTTCTGTAATTGATTTGATACTTGTGACGAATTCACCCGGTTTTGCTTTGAAAGGTTTCCCTCTCCATTCCCACTCATTTTCCTTGTGATTTGCCATCATTAACAAAGTCACAAGGATGGTTTTTTGCTCAGGTGTAGAGCTTTTCCAAATTGGCTTTTCTTTTAAATCCCTATGCAGTTTAATCCACCCAAGTGACATAGCTTATTGCCTCCTACTCAACTTGTTTTTGCGCTTCTATCTCTGTTTCTAATCTCTTGATTAGTGCCGAAGCTTCACTTTTACTCATTGATTTAGTATCAGTCACTTTATAGCTCTCTAAAACAAATTTAGCATCATGTCCGAATGGTTCCCCGACAACTTTAGCCTTTGCAAATATAGCCTTTCTCTGTGCATCTGACGCTAAATGATTGTTTTGCGTTTGCTGTTTAGCTTGATTTTTATTACTTGGCTTTGTATTTCCACTTGCGCTGTTACCGTCGTCATCTTCATCACTTGCAATCCCAAAAGCGGCGGATAGTGTGTATCTGCGTGCGTATGTCAGAGCACTTCCGGCTCCTTGTGCTGTGTTTTTATCAAGAGGCAACATAAACGGGTCGAACTCAACAAATTCACCACTAGCGTGCATTAAAATCGTTTTTACACCCACTTTATTTTCTTCCGTTAACGGAATTTGGATATAAGATAATCCTAATTTGGGAGCGTGTTTTTTTACTGCGCTAATTACGCTCTCTAAAGGTACATATTTGCTTTTAAAAAATGGATTATCCGCTGATTTAGCTGGTTGTTCGGCTTGCTCTTGAAATTTAGATAATGCTTTACTTATCTCAATAATTGACTCGCTTGTTTTCATATTCCTACCTCACTCTCAATGATTCAGTTTGTACTAACTCAGCCCCTGGTACTTCTCTGCCCTCTTTCAGAGCGCTTGTAATAGCTTTTTTATCCAATTTTTTGGGTTGTTCGACTAAAAACATGAATAACTTTTCTTCGTCCTCTAAACGCAAGCTAGGAGGGTTCTTTTGAATGCTGATTGTAAATAAGGGGCTTTTAATTTTACGGATATCCACTTTTAACATTTCGCTTTCTAAATACTCTTTCATATTTTTTGCTTTTGCTTCTAGCGCTTTTTTTCGCTTCGTTAATCTCTCTGCTTCCTTAGCCAATCCGTCAGCCTCTGCATCCATGCTTTTTACCATCTTTATAATGTTTTCAGCCTTTTCTTTTATTGGTTCTCTAATGCTGTCTAACGTATCTTGTAGTGTTTCTGTGTCCAAGTCCTCTGCCATTTCTAAAACTTGGTTATATGCTTGAGTCAATTCGTATAATTTCATGCCTTTATTCCTTCTCTCTGCTCGATTTTTTTAGCTAGCTTTTCATGTATATCAATTAATTCATCAAATAGTTTAGATCCTTCTAAGTTAGTTGATTGCTTCTTTAGTAAGTTATAAAGCGGTGTTAATTCATCTTCATAATCATGTATCACGACTTTAAAGCCGTAATGGATCGTTTTAAAATTATCCATGTTATCCCTCCATTGATTAAATTTTGGATTTAAGGTATAATTTCATTAAGGTAATATCTCAAATCCCGGACTCACACTGCTATGTGGGTCTTTTTTATTCTTCGTTTTCCGCCTCTTCTTCATTAGTACGCTCTAATTCCTCTAAATATTCGTTATGCCAAATTTGGCTTATCCTTTCAAAACTGGACCAACAAGCATCAACAACCATCGGATTTTCAACCACGTTTATCACTTCCTCTCAGCCAGTAGCCTGTTATCATTGACATTAGCGACACGAAAAACAATATAATAAATAAATCCATCAGCGCGTGACCTCCTCATAGCCTTTAAGCTTCAGCTCTTCGATATAGTCTGTCATTTTTTCGCAACCTGTTTCGTTTAACGGGATTTTCTGCTGAAATGCCGGATTAGCAATCATTTTTGTTTTACTATTTGTATGAATTTCGCTATCTCCGAAGTTTGTTGTCTTTCTGAAAACTCTTTCTGCCATTGTTGTAGCCTCCTAAATTAAAATTAGAATTAAAATCAAATTACATAAGTTTATTAACGCTAATGCCGCCGCTATTATGACTAAGATGCTGAATAACATTTGACCTTTCATAGTGTGCGCCTCGGTATAATAATTTCGCGTAAATGTCCATTTACAAGCTCTTTAGTGACTTCAAATTTTTGATTAAATTTATCTGCTCTTTTTTTTCGTTCTTTTTGGTCCATATTTTCAAATCGGCCTTTAACGATATTATTTAATTCCGCGAAATTAATATTTTTTGATTCATAACCCTCGTAGTTAGCTGATACAAGTACTTTGTTCATTTTTCACAACTCCTTACTAATCCAGATTTTTGATAATATTGATCACGTTTGTTCAAAACTTGTTGTAAGTCTATGTTGAAAGTTCTTGCAATACTTGCGTTCAGTGTTAGAGCAGATGCAATAACATCCGTTATTTCTGAAATAGCTTGTTTCGCGGCTTCTCGTTGTAGCATGTCACCTTTTCTTAAATTGAATGTCATCGTCTCTAAGCCGTTTTTTAGCGTGTTTATCGCTTCCGCCACTTCTAATTCAAAGCGGTTAGTTAAAGAAGCGTGGTGGCTGTCTAAGCCGTCGAAAAGCGGTGGTATCATTCCATTACTAAATTCATGCGCAAACATAAAAGTGCTTTCTGGTTCGTTGTAGCTATCAATTAACTGTTCCGCTTGTTCAAGCGAAACCGTTCGTTTCCCTTTCGTTTGATTGCTTATCAGTGCTGGCGTTACATAACTGTCTATTGCTAGCTCTTTTTGTGTGCGAGTTTCTGCTAAAACTTGCATCGCATGACTTGCTGTTACTGATTTTTGAAACACAATATCTCAATCCCTCTTTTGTTTATTTTTTTGCGACTAATTAACAACTTATCGTTATATACTATTGTTAGTCGCTCCCCAGTGACTAAGTTGTCTGTAAGCGTCGTGTGGTAGCGGCGCTTAAATTGTTTTTAATGATTGTTCTAAGAACTTATTTACAAAGTAAAGTTGTCCTTTGCCTGTAACTTTTGCTGTAATTGCTGTTTGCGCTCCGCTTGACCTTATAATCGCTGTTTCTTTAATCTTAAACAGTCCCAGTTCCATACTTTTTTGCGTAGGCCGATTGTAATCCGTGCCTTTTCTCGAAATGAGATATCCTCTTTGGCGCATCCATTCAAATAGTCTTTTCTCCCCAATATCGATGCCGTTTTGTTGGATTAGCTTAGCTAAATCTCTTATTAAAATGGTTCCTCTTGCATCGCTTACAGCTTCCGCAAACATCACTTTCGGCTTTTGTATTTCTAACCTTTGTTCCGCTTCTATCCGCTTCGTTTTTTCTTCTTTTAAATTTGTCGCTAGTTTGATTAGAAAATCAGGGTCAGTGATTGCTTTTTCGATTGTGTCATTTGTCATGTAAGCTCCATGCTTACGAACAGATGGCAATACTTCCGAAGTAACCCAGTCTTGAAATCTTTCAGCAGATTCTAGTTTTGATTTAAAAATCAACTGATATAGACCCGCTTCATTTATAGCGGTTAAATTCTGGCTTCCTCCAAGGGAGTCGTGTTTCACGACCCCCTTGTTTTTAAGGAAAACATGGCGTTTTAATGCATCGCGGCTATTTGAATATCCCAATACTTTTGCCACGTCTTTGCCGATAAAATGAGGCTCGTTTTCAATAAATACTGTTCTTACTTCATTTCCTTCAAAGTTGAAGATTTGTAAATTTGACATTTTGTTCTCCTTTCTGTTCACCCCTTCACAATGCTATAGTTTTTGTGAAAGGAGGTGATATTTATGCAAAGAAATCATGTTTCCTCTAGTAGAATCAGAAGCGTTGGCTGGGAAAATGATATTTTAGAAATCGAATTTAATGACGGCTCTATCTATCACTATCACAATGTTTCTCAATCAGAGTATTTAAGTTTTATTCATTCTGGTTCACTAGGAACTGCTTTGTCTCAATTGGATAAAGTTCATAGTTATAACAGAGTTAATTAATCATTGCTTCGTGTCGGTTGTATCAGAACTGACACGGAGTGGTTCAAACGCTAAATCCTCAACAATTCTCACTCCATCTACAGTAATTACTACTCTTGTGTATGGATTAAATGATATTTCTAACTCCTTGATTATTTCGTTTCCGGCTTTTTTAATGTTGTCATTCATTTTTCTTCCTCCTTTAATCGTTTTAAAAGAGCCTCTACTTCTAAACCATCTACATCTATTCTTTCTGGATAGCATTCAATAATTAACTTTGGTCGTTTACCGCCTAGTATTTCTAAATGAACACCTGTTACAAATCGTCCTACTTTCCAGTCACCAAGTTGAATGGCATTATATGCAGACCCATCTTCTCTTTGACTAGTTTTGATTGACAAAGTTAACTCTTCGTTACTCATGTTCTACCCTCCTATTTTCTTTTGCCCAAATCGCCGTTAGTTTTTTCCGATAATCTACTAGCTAATGAATTAATTTCTGAATAAAGTTCCGGCAAAATACTTAAATCGCTAAAATCTTCGCCAGTTATACTTAATTCAATGGTGAGTACTGACTCTTTTCTATTTCTCTTAGTTAGGAAAGAGTTTGTAAATGCAATTTTTTTCATTTTCTAGCCTCCTATTTTTGGTTACTCTCCAATCTGCTATAATTAGTTTGATTGGAGGTGATTATTTTGGATTACGAAAAAGCAAATCTTTCTTTGGAATTAATTAAAGCAATGTTAGAACATAATGCTCGAATTAATAACACAATCGGTCAAACTTCTATCGGGAGCACAGAAGTTTCTGCTGAAAAAGTTGCCAAAGACTTTTTACATTTGTACGAAGCTCTACCAAAATGATTTATTTTAGGATTTCTGCTATGGCTGCAACCATGGCAGAATCTCCAATTTTAATATGTTTTTCCAGATTACTTACGCCAATGTCTATAGCCCTTTTCTTTAATTCTCTGATTTCTTTTTCAACTTTTAAAGCTTCATTTTTTTCATCAACAGTCATTTTCTAGCCTCCTTTATTAGTTTGCGATTAACTCATTCGCTTTGCGCTCCCAGTATCTATTAATAGCAGCTTCTTGTTTTTCCTGGTTTTCCTCACGCCATTTCCTGCTATATTCTCTTACATGTTCTCTGTTCTTATCTCTCCACTGTTGTTGGTATACTCTCCGTGCTTCCTTTGCTTTTTCGCTTAACATGGTTTAGCCTCCTATTTTGGTTACTCTCCAATCTGCTATAATTAGTTTGATTGGAGGTGATAATATGAATAAGTATCTTTTTATTGTTGATTCAGAAAATAGCGTTGATTCTGTGCGCTCTCTGGTGGAGTCGCTTAATGATTCAAAATGGGTTCATATCTCTTACAATGTCTTTGCGAACATGAGCGAGCTGTCCCCTAGTGAAATTTTGTCTTCATTTAATTTAGATGATGGTGTGCAAATCCTTGTTGTTGAATTTAATTCTTTTGATATGAGTTGGCGAAACGAAGTTAAAGAACATTTAATTGAGTTAGGTTATTAAATATTTGATTTAAATATTTCAGCCTGTTCTCTATAGCCAATTGGAATAGATTTCTCGGGGACTGGAGTAATATAAATTTCTACTACTGCTGGTCCCTCTATTCCATCAGCATGCCAACCATCAATGTTCATAGTCATTTTATTTGCCACGATATGAGTTTTCTTAGTCAGGCTTTCGTTTGAACTCAAGTCCCCCACAATTTCTGCTTTTTTCCTCATGTTCTAGCCTCCTATTCTTGTTAATTTTTAATTAAGATACATTTTGTATCATTAATATTCAAAAAAATATCTGGAAAAATTTCTTCCATATTAGAATTTAAAGCTTTTGAAATTTTCACCGCTGTATTTATACTTGGATCTCTCTCTCCATTCTCAAGCTTTCTTATAGAGATTTCCGCCAACCCCACAGCAATCCCTAACTCCTTTTGAGTCAAGCCAGCTTTATTTCTTTTTTCTTTAAAAGATAATCTCACTTTTAATCACCTCTTTTCGATACATTTTGTATCTGATACATATAATATACATGATACTTTTTGTATCGTCAAGTCTTTTAGATACATTTTGTATATTTTTACTCAAAAAGATACCTTTAGTATCTAATTCATGTTAATATTTTTTTAAAGGCGGTGTGAAAAATGTTTGGCAACAGACTTAAACAATTAAGAAAAAATAATAATAAAACGCAAGAAGATATTTCAAAAATATTAGGAATTTCCAGAGGAGCTTACTCGCATATTGAAAATGGTAGAAATGAGCCAGACATGGAAACGATAGTTAAATTGGCGAATATTTTTGGAGTTTCAACTGATTATTTGCTAGGTAGAAGTAATAACGGTTTTATCGACACAATCGCCGCTCACATCGATTCAAACGCAACAGAAGAGGAAATAAAGGAAATTCTTGCTTATATAGAAGAAAAAAGAAAAGAATATGCTAATGAAGAGGAAATAGACATCACAGATATTGCAGCAAAAAAAGATGCTGACGTGGCAAAGTTCGTAGAGGAAAATCCAGATTTTAAAGCAGTTGCTGCACGTGTCATGGACGATGAGGAGGCTGTTAAAGCGGTCAAAACATTTATTGAATATTATGAGCAACAAAAAAAGAAGTAATGTGTAATTTATTTACTATTAAACCTCTTGACTTGTTAACTTAATTACTTGTTATTGAAGTTAATTATTAACATTGTGTGAAAACGTGATATATTCCACGAAAATTATGTATAATATAGGTGCAACGTTGCAATAAAAAACAACGGGGTATAAATACATGAAAAAACTAGATGAACTGAACATGCAACATGATGTAGTGATACTAGAACACGAATTTACTTCTTGTTCATTCACTTTTAGAAAAGAAATTTTCATAGTTATTGATAGTAGATTAAGTCAAAGCGATAAATTGGAAGACGTCGCAAGACTTTTGAATAAAATATAACTATGTAACCAGTTTGCGGCCGCAGATTGGTACATATAAAAAGGGAGATGGAAAAATGTATTGTCCGAATTGCGGCCATGCATTAGATAACAGGGAAACTGAATGTCCTGGCTGTTTATCTCCAATAACTTATCAAACAAGCAACAACGAAAAAGCGCAAAAAGTCGGCGCTTTTATGGAAGAATCTGGTAAATTAATGTCAGGATGTGGTTGTTTAATGACATTGTTGATAACTATTCCTGTCATAGTAATTTTAATAATTATGTTTTTATAAAAAGGAGATAACGGGATGAGTAAGTATAGTTACTTGTTAAAAAAATGGTGGTTTTGGGTGATTTTTTTATTAATTATATTAAGTTTGTTTAATGGTATATGGGTTCTTTTATTTTTCGCTACTCTAGCGACTTTGACATTTGCTATAATAAAAGTTATTAAAAATGAAAACAGACGAAAATACACAATAATATTGACTATATCCGCTATATTTCTAATCACTTTTTCACTAATAAGAGTTGTACAGATGTATAACTATGTTATTAATAATCCAGAAGAAACTACAGCAAATGAGCAAAAAAAAAATACTGTCCAAGATGAGCAAACGGAAAAGCCCGCTCAAGAAGACGCTGCCGAGGATGAGCAAACAGAAGAACCTGCTCAAGATGATGTACCTACACCCTCTACAATTACATCAGATAGTATAGAGTTATTTAATGAGTCCATTGATCGCTTGATTTCTGATTCGAGCGGGGTGCTAATAAAAGTGGTTCCATTCGAAAATGAATATGATATGTTAATTGCTTATGTGTTAGAAGATTTAAAGTATGAAAAGGCAGTCACTAAACAAAAAATTGCAGATTATTTAGGGAGTGAAATACAACAACGCGCTCTTGGTACTCTTTTTGGGGGAGATAACAATCAGAGGCCTATGGTTGAACTAAGATATGAGGACGAGACAAAGATGGCTGGTAGTAGTGCTTTTGATAAAACTAATATGAAGCTCGCGGGAAAATAAAATATAAAGGGAGACTAAATCATGAAAAAAGGGATTGTTTTATTAACAGGTTTTTTATTAGCTTTTAGTATTATCTTGGTCGGTTGCGGAAATGAAAAAAACGATATACAAGTAACGGATACTAATGATAAATCAAATTTCAAAGAGTCTGAGAAAGAAAAGTTCACTCCTAAAGAGTTTGAAAGCTATTACGAGTCGACAGGCTATTTGTATGTTAATATTATTAATTCGATGACGGATGAAGATTTGCAAGGCGTAAATGAATTAAACAATAAGTTAGCACAGCAATTAGATGAGATAGAAACATTGATGAATAATAAGAGTATTGATAGTTCATTTAAAGTTGACTTAAATAACTATTTAAATAATCTTACTGACTTTAAACAAAACATAGAAAACTCTAATTACGATTCTGTTTCTGATATAAGCTATAGAATCGGCGCTAGTGTAAAAGCTTTAGCAGATAACCACTATAACGAGAATCTTCCAGCTGCCGTAAATACGTTTATTGAAGAAAGAGAAAAAGCCCAAACAAAAAAAGAATACAGTGTTGGAGATAAACAAACACTTGGTGGTATTACGGTTACGCTTGTGTCAGCCACTAAAACTTCTGAAAGAAACCAATTCGATGAGACTAAACCCAAAAATGTGATTAAGGTCAGCTATAAGGTTGAAAACAATTCAGGAAATGAATACTATGTCAATTCTGATATTGATGTATATGACTCTAACAGCACTATGGGCACAAGATATCCACTTGATAACACCACCGGGAAAATATTAAATGGGAAAAATATGAATGCAGAATATTATGCTGGAGTTGACGAAGGCGGAAACATTGAAATTGTTTTCAATTTATTTTCAGATGCGAGTTTAACTTTCCATGCAAAAATTTAAAAGAGAGCCTCCGGGCTTTTCTTTTTACCGGAAAAAGAACGTATGTGCGAAAGGAGAACGGAAATGAAGGCAGCTATTTATATACGCGTATCTACTCAAGAACAAATAGAGAATTACTCTATACAAGCTCAAACTGAAAAGCTAACAGCCTTGTGCCGCTCGAAGGACTGGGACGTATACGATATTTTCATTGACGGCGGATACTCCGGCTCAAATATGAATCGTCCCGCACTAAATGAAATGCTAAGTAAATTACATGAAATTGATGCTGTAGTCGTATATCGATTAGACAGACTATCCCGCTCGCAAAGAGATACGATAACGCTTATTGAAGAATACTTCTTAAAAAACAATGTAGAGTTTGTTAGTTTATCTGAAACGCTTGATACAAGTTCTCCTTTCGGTCGTGCAATGATTGGTATATTGTCCGTGTTCGCACAATTAGAACGCGAAACAATACGAGATCGCATGGTTATGGGGAAAATTAAGCGTATTGAAGCAGGGCTTCCTCTTACAACAGCCAAAGGACGAACATTTGGCTATGACGTTATAGACACTAAATTATATATTAATGAAGAAGAAGCAAAACAATTACAAATGATTTATGATATTTTTGAGGAAGAAAAAAGCATTACAACTTTACAGAAGAGACTAAAAAAAATAGGATTCAAAGTGAAATCATATAGCAGTTACAACAATTGGCTGACTAATGATTTATACTGTGGCTATGTATCTTATGCGGATAAAGTGCATACAAAAGGTGTTCATGAGCCTATTATTTCAGAGGAACAATTTTATCGAGTTCAAGAAATATTTTCTCGCATGGGTAAGAATCCGAATATGAATAGAGATTCAGCATCGTTGCTAAATAATTTGGTAGTGTGCGGAAAATGTGGACTAGGGTTTGTTCATAGGAGAAAAGATACTGTATCCCGCGGAAAAAAATATCATTATAGATATTATAGTTGCAAGACTTACAAACATACTCATGAACTAGAAAAATGCGGAAATAAAATTTGGAGAGCTGACAAACTCGAGGAATTAATTATTGATCGCGTGAATAACTATAGTTTCGCTTCTAGGAATGTAGATAAAGAAGATGAATTAGATAGCTTAAATGAAAAACTTAAAATAGAACACACAAAAAAGAAGCGGCTTTTTGATTTATATATCAGCGGTTCTTACGAAGTTTCAGAACTTGATGCTATGATGTCTGATATAGATGCTCAAATTAATTATTATGAAGCACAAATAGAAGCTAACGAAGAATTGAAGAAAAATAAAAAGATACAAGAAAATTTAGCTGATTTAGCAACAGTTGATTTTAACTCTTTAGAGTTCAGAGAAAAGCAACTTTATTTAAAATCACTAATTAATAAGATTTATATCGACGATGAACAAGTTACTATTGAATGGCTCTAG